CATTCATCACCTCATCGGATAAGGTGAACGCAAGATATGAGCCCTGCTGTGCACGATAGTGTTCACGAATCAATGCAGCTTCTGCATTGGTCAGGTTGACATAGGTCAACGTGAGCTGCTGATTTGCGGGCACCAGGCCATGCAGGAATCTGATATTCCTTTCCTGCGTGATCGGAAACTCGGGTAATGTCCACTCTCGCTGCAGTGGCTCCAGTGCTGGGAACTTCGCCATGATTACAGCTCCAGCGAGATGGTGGTTGCCGTTACGGTGAACGTACCGCCAGACGTTGAGATGTTGGAGCCGAAGTCACAATAGGCAACCAGTTCATCAGCCGATGATGCACCACCACGTGACTTGTAGTAGACGCAGCCGCGTGCAGTAATGGTTGACGACGTCCAGTTCACCGCATCAAATTGGATGGATACTAAGTTGGACGCGATGACCTTGGTTACGGTTACAGCTGATGTCGCGCCTCCGGCGGTGTAGCCGGTGCCGGTTACTTCATTGGTGATGTCGCTGCGTTTGGTGTGCGTGGTCTGGTTTGGACTATAGGTTGATGTGACCAGCATCGCCTTGAACGTATTGCTGTCGCAGTCGATGTTACCCTTGGCTACATCATCTAGGAAGCTGGTATAGATCAATGAAGCCATGGCTAGCGCGTCAGGGTTGCAGATACTGTAAGGCTGGCGCCAAGTGCGACGACACCTTCAGGGGCCACGCTTTCAAAGGTTACCTTCACGTCGTGCAAGCTGTCGCAATAGTCAGTGACCTGCGGGCTGCTGATGTATCGCCATAGGTAACCGGTCAACGTGAAATCAGCTGCAGTCGTCACGCCAGACAGCAAGGCCGATGGGATGGCGAAAGCCAGGAAGCCACCATACTGGCCAGCGTAGTGGCTTTTGATGCTGAGCATATCTGCTTCCACCAGCCGGATAAACATAAGCTCCAGCCGACTGGATGACATCACGTTGCTATTCCTTACGCGGCTTTCACTGCCGGCCAGCGTGGTGTAGATGCTGTTCGGATACTCGCCAGGTGTAAACACCCTGGAGCTTGGCGTCAGGGTTGGGAAGGTGGCCATAGACCTAGCGGACACTGCGATGTTTCAAATCTAGCCTTGATAGGCATGACGCATCCACACTGCCTGCATTTGGGTTTATTGTATTGGCTGCAATCTTCACACGTTGCCATCCTTGATTCGTATTGATCCTGGCTGATCAATGTTGGGTTAGCAATCACGGCAGATGCTGATCGCAGTATCCTCAGGAAGGTCATGCTGGTACCGCAATCAGCCGTGCAGTCAAGTCATTACCACCCAATACTTTTGGAAAGCTAAAGTTTGTCCCTGGAATACTAACCCGGCCAAGCCTCCAGTATACATCCATTGAGTAAACATCAAAGAGACATCCTGGATATGCGCCGCAACCGCCGCCGATGGGAGGGCAAGCGGAAAACGATCCGCATTGGTTGGCGCCAAACAGACTTGATGAGATGTAGAAAGTCCGTGAATCGGCTGCAGTGAACTCACCCATGACGTAATACTGCTCGATTTGCACGCAGCTACCACCAACGCAATCAACGTATGAAGTGATCACACGCATGTTGACATTACCCGTAAAGCTTGCGGGCATTGTTGGTGTGCCTGCGTTGACAGGTTCGGTTGTGTATGACCTGCCATCCGAACAGGTGATCACGGCTTCAATATCGTAACCGGCATCAGCACTGGTCAAGAAGTATGTGAAATCATTGTGAGCACTGGACACCAATACGCCATCACGATACCAATCAAGTTCGAGCGAGTCGCACGGGATTCCTTCTAGGCCAAGATAGCTGCCAATGTATGCGCCATCCTGGCTTGTCGTGATTGCTGGTGGGCCTTGATTGTTGAGATCATCTCCAGCTGGATCCCTAGGACCATTGGGCGATGACGCTGTGTAAGGCGCCAGGGTGATCTGGTCGTCCAGTGCGGTGCCGGTGCTGTAGGCCTCTGCAGGCACGCTGGTGTCGCCGGAGCCGTAGGTGTCGCGCGTAGGGCCGGTCTTGTTGCTGCTGATGGTGATGCCATTACCGACTGCTGCAGCCACCTCCAGGGCCACCAGGCTGCGGCCTAGGTCGTCGATGGGCAGGTGCGTAAGCTCCAGCGATAGGTCGCCGGCCAGCGTCTTGCTGATGCGGTTCACCTCGTAGAGGTAGTCATGCACGGCTGGCGCGGTGCCCGCTGCATTGCGTTGCAGGTACAGCCTGATGATGTTGCCAGCGTCGAGGCTCATGCTGTAGTCACCAGCCTTCAACGTGACCGTTGCGGTATGCGTTACGTAGCGCCGCCTGGCCAGGATGTAGGTTCCTGCTTTGACGGCGTGGTTCTCGTTGGTGCAGAAGGCCGACATGTCGTGCTGCTCATATGGCCCGGATTCGGCAGTACCTGCATATCGCACCTCGGATGTGCGCATGATGCCGAAGTCATCGGTCGGCTGCTGACGCCACATCACCTGAACGCAGAATGGCCGGCGATCAGCCAGTGATGTATAGCTAATCTCCAGCGTGCCAGGGATTACGTTCTCTTCAGTAAAGGTATAGGACCATGCGATCGGGTTGGTGTTGATCGTATAGGCCGACGTGATCGGCAGCAGTGGCTTAAGACCACGCTTACCTCCATTGCGTGATTCGCCAAGCAAGAAGTATGGCGCAGTCTTGGCGATGAAATCAGCCAGATTGCCACTGTCTTTGATCTCAATATCGCAGGCAAAGCCATTGGCTGCCAAGAAGTTGGCGGCAGTCGCCAGCGCCGTATTGTCCAGCTGTGCTGCCTGCAGCTTGCTGCTGTTGAGGTACAACCATTTGACAAGGTCTGCATAGTTGTTGCTGGGGCCAGTGACACTATCAACAAGCCGTGTCACGTACATGCCATTACGGATGAAGCAGTTCACCTGCTTCTTCCAATCCTTGTTGTCGGGTACTGTTTCGTAGACAACCGTTCCAGTGAACGGCGAATATACGTTCGTGTTGGGTACGGTGAACTGGAAGCTCAGCGTGCTGATGCCTGGATACGTGCCGATGTTGCCGCAATACTTCGGGCAGTCTGGTGTGTACTGAAAGGTTGCTAGGTCGGTGATGAAGTTCCCAGGCGTCCAGGTGCCAGCACGGCGGTCATAGGTCTGGGTGTAAGTACCTACGCGATAACCACGCCAGAACACATCACGGCGCTGGATGCTGCCCATCTGGCCGTCACCAAGGATCAGGTGCCAATACACCGTGACCTCATTGGTAGTGGCGCTGTTCTGGAATCGTGCCTCGGTTGCCAGTGGACTGATCAGGATGCCGCCAGTGCCGCTGGTTTCATTACGGCGGCAGAAGACGATCGGCACCGGATCACCGATGACAGCAGCCTTCTGGTCCGCATCAAGGTTGCTGGATCCTGTGGCGCCGGTTTCTACGGATGGCACACCAACGAAGCCCGCCTCGAAGGCGTTCATCGTCATGTAGTCACGCCATGCGTAGCTCATAAAATGCAACCCTTGCCCATGATCCTAGTGGTTAACTTTCGCGGTGGGATCTGCGCACCAACTGGGCTAACGGCACTGCCGAGCTGAAGCGTAATGCTGGTGAGTGTTGCCTTGGCGCCGACGATCTCACCAGTGAAAGCAGCGATCAGTTCCTGTCCGGCCTGTGGGGCAGTATTGCCCAGCAGTGAATCGAACTGATAGATCGACAGATCTGCCAGCCAGCCATTGCTGATGGCCTGATCAACGGTCTCCATCACAATGCTGGTGGCTGGCAGTGTTACTTCCATTCCGCTTTCATCGCCCACGACACCAGCCGTGATGCCATCTGCCGCGAAGTCTTGGTAGATCCATGCCGCAGAGTCCCAGGTTACCGTCGTGTTGACGTAGTAGCTCTGCCAGCGTTGATACGTGCCAGAGGCATCGTAAATCCGTAGGTATTGCGATTGTGCCCTTGCCATCAGCCCATCCCCAACGCAAGGCGTGCTGACGGCGTGCGCAGCCTGCTCATGACGCCATCAGCCGTGGCACGCATGGCCCGCTCCAGATCTGTCATGGAGACGTACTGCTGACCGTTCTGCTCGATCACCGGGCCGGTGGTGATGTTGATCACAGGCGCTGCCATGCCACCACCAGTGGCCGCTTGGAGCTTGCGTGCGGGGATGATGTATTCAGGGCCTTTCTCGCCTACCAACGCCATGGTTGGCTTGGTTACGTAGCCACCATCGCCAAATGCTGGCACTCGCACTGGCGGCACTCGTGGCAGATCAGGGCCAGGCAGAGTATTGTAAGAATCAACCAGGCGATTGATTTCGCCAGAGATAATATTCAGCCCATTCGCCATAAACTGTAGAATCCCGCGAAATGCACCTTTTGCATTATTGGCAATGGATTCCCATGCCTTGGTCGCAATGGTTTCCATTAGTTTGAATGCGTTGACCCATGGCTGAACATATAGGTTATATGCAACTTTACCAACTGCTGTTGAAGTCTGAACCCAACTATCGTAGAGCCATGCCAGAAACTTCATGATCGGCTCGCGGAAATCATAAATTGCTTTGACAAGCAAGGCAATTCCAGCGGCAATCAATATGCCAATTCCTATGGGACCCGTAAAAAATGCAGCAATAGCAGCTGCCGCGGTCGCCAAGAACGAACCTATTGCGGCCATTGCAGGTCCCAGTGCACCTAGCCAGCCGGCAATTAATGCACCAATTTGAAGCGATGCAAAGGCAGTGCCAACAATGCCAATCAACTTAATCAGATTGATGATTGGGCCAGCAACGATGCCGATGGCGATAGCAATGCCACCAATGCCAACAATGAATTGCTGTATCGGCCCAGGCAATGCTGAAAAAGCATTCGCAATTGAATCGACCGCATTAACGAGTGATTCAAAGGCAGGCAGAAGCTTCTCGGCAAGGCTGACCGTTAACGCCGTAAACCTTGCTTGAATCACAACCAGCTTATCGTTAACGCGATCTGCAGAATTCGCGAAGTCGGTTGTCATGGTTGCGGCAATATTTTTGATTGCCGCAGATCCGCCATTCAATAGTGGGATTAAGTTCTGGCCAGCTCTGCCAAATAAATCAAGCGCTAAAGCTGATTTTTTTGGGCCATCAGGCATAGCGGCAAAACGATCAGCAATCTCCAGTAAGATTTTGTCAGCTGATTTTATTTTGCCACTGGCATCAGTTGCAGACAGCCCAAGTTGCTTTAATGCGTCAGATGTTGGGCCAGAGCCTGTCTTAGCAGCTTCAACAAGGCGACCGTTGAATCGACCTAATGCAGTTCCTACGGCTTCAATATTGGTGCCGCTTTGCTTTGCTGCAACATCTAGTTTCGACAGCATCTCGACAGATATTCCTGTTCGTTGGCTTAGGTCTCGCATGTTGTCAGCTGCGTCAATCGCTCCTTTTGCCAGGCCAACAACACCAGCACCTAAGGCAGCAGGTACCAATGCGCCAAGTCCAGCAAAGCTTGCTTTTACTGCAGCGACAGCACCCTGGGCACCACGGAGCGACCGAGTGAGCCCAGTGATCTCATTCTCGCCAGTGACATCAGCCTTGATTCTGAGCAGAGCATCGAATTGGGCCATCAGCGACGCTGCTCCTTGGCGATGCGGTCGTTAATCTGCTGCCTGGCATGAAGTTCCATAACCTGAAGCTCTTCAAGTGTGGCAGGTAGGTCAGCCACTTGATAGATGCCAGCCAGTGCAATGACTACATTGTAGTCTAAACCCATCAGGCCAGCTGGGCCTGTGCGCCATTGCGTAAAGCATCGCATGAATAAGTCAACGGCTGGCCAATGCTCAGGCCATAGTTGATAATGCTTTGGCGTTACTTCTTCTTCCGGTAATTCAATGCCAAGCAATTTGGCATCAGTCAGCAAATCTTCTGGCGTTGCGCCGTTGCCACTGAGGAGATGATCAACGGCGCCCGTTAGTTTTTTTCTTTGGCCTTCTCAATGGCCTGAATGTAGGTAGCGACCAGAACGTCTGCGACTGCATTGACCTCTAGCAGCTTTGCTTTGGCATCTTCCGAAAATGGAATGGCCTCACCACTTGAATCTGTGATCCCCTGCCAGCCGGCCAGGAGTTCACCAGCAATGGCGCGCGTGGGTAGCTCTTCAATCTCCAGATCACGTGCTGCCATTGACTTGATTCGTTGATATGAAATCTGGATTTCTTCTAGCCGACTTTGCGGCAAGCGATTAAAAACTGCATCAAAATGATGCGTCCTATACCTGCCGCCATCCTGCAGTTCGCGAATGACGATTGGCCAAGTAAATGTTGCGGATTGTTCAAGAACGAATGCCATCAGGTGAAAGCAATAGAAAGTTCATCATTGCCACTGGTCGATGGTGTGGCGATGTAGGGCAGTTCTAGCATTTGCACGCCGTCTTGGTCTGCATAGGTTGGAGCGCCAAGATCAGATTGAGCAGCAGTAAAGGTGACAATGTTGCCAGCAGTTGTGCCATGGACGAACGAGATGCTGCCGGTCGATGTGCCAAGTGCTGCTCCGAAGAAGTCCTTAGCCGTGATGGATGGTGCCTCGATCATCACCGTACCGCTAGGTGCACGGTTCGTGATCAGCACTTCCTTGGTGCAGCCGACGAGTTCGCGGTAGACGATCTCATTGGCCATCTCCAAGGAGATGCTTTGCAGGCAGGCGCTATAGGAGAAGATCGAGAAGCTGCTGGTGTTGGTGTGCTTGAAGATCAGCGGAGCTGCCTGATTGCTGTAGGTAGGTGTCGGTAGCGTCTCGTCTGTTGGAGCGTTGTATATGCCGGTCATCGTGAAGCTGATCGTTGGAATCTGGCCGACTTCAGCATTCAACGTGAAGGTGCCACGGCAGCCGGTGATCTTGTGGCGAATGCCATCGTTATGGAAATAGATCGTGACCGAACTGAAGCTGGAGGACACCGGTGCATAGGTTGCACTGGTGCTGGTGACAAGCGTTTCAGACAGGCCACAAGCCTTCAGCAGCGGGCCATATGCCGGCGCGGTGCCAGCGGTGCCGGAACCGGCCAGCTCGACCTCAAACGTGATTTCTACGTTGGTCTGCGCCAGCAGCTGTTGACTGCTGCCCAGGTAGGGGGTGATTAGCTCACGATTGACGACCTCAGCCTGAAGCGGTGTTACCTCAAGGCTGCGGACAAGAATGGCATTACTGGATCCGGTAGGCGTTGGATCCGTGCCATACGTCGATTCAATCTTTGCCAGGATCAGGCGTTTCCGGGTCAGAGCCATTGGAGGATTGCGGTTGGGCGTTGGCCGGCTCTGTGCGCTCTACGAGCTGTCGCTTGCCGGTTTTGGGATTCAGCAGGTACGACCCGCCTTGTCCGTGGTATTCATCAACCATGATAAGTCAGGCAATGGATTGGTCGATTGTTGAAGTCCGATAACGGATCAGGTAATCGCAGCTGATCACACCACTAGGTTGATCCGCCTCGATCATGTCAAATTGTACGCCTTGTGGTTCGATGCCCATGGCATAGCCGCCGACTGTCAGATCAGCCATCACCTTGGAATGCAGGCTTTGCAGGATTGGATCAGCCTGCTGATCTGGGATGATCCCACGAACGATGATTGAGATCCTGACCGTTAGGGTCCAGTCGGTCTTACAGAAGCTGACATCAGTATTGGCCTGATCCGAGATCGGCTCCAGCACCAGTGCAGGCGACTCGCCGCGGCTGATGGGTTCTACACGGCTGCGGTAGATCCTGGTGCTGACGCCAGTGGTGCCTGCCAACGTGCTGGCCAGTGCAGCAAGGATGGATTCACGACGGGTTGCCATGGCTATGCAGCAGCGACCTGGGTAACGGTGCAGATGATGCCTGGAATACTGGGATGTGTCACCGGACTGGTGCCTGCGGCCTCCGCAAGGATGAACGCAGCAGCGTTGGATGTAGACCAGATCAATTCAATATAGTCATTAGCCACCACTGGCAGCACGTAGTTAACGGTTCCGATCACGCTGCCATTGCCACCGCCATGGCTTGAGATGATGCTGAACCTGCTATCTGATGCGGCGATGTCGCCGGTGCTGCCGCTGTCATTCTTGCGGAGCCATACGTTGATGTCATGAATCTGGCTATCGGAATTGCTGAACTGTATCGAGAAGGTAATACTGTAGACACCAGGATAGTCAAAGGTGATCCTGGTCTGTGATGCCACGCGAATGCCATAGCTTGCCGCATCGCTTGACCGTAGGTATATCGACGTCGCAGTGTTGGCAGTTGCAGTCTGTGATGTGCTGTCCCAGAATGAACCCCAATAACCAGGGCAGCCGTGATAGGGCAGGCGGTTCCATGCCAGCTTCCCATCGCCGATCTTCAGGTTGCCAGTATCTGATTCGCGGCCGAACTCACCAGCTAGCAGCGTTGGATTCGTTGCAGACCAAACGGAACGGGTAGCGGTCTTGATCATGTTTTCTGCAGACCCAATACGACTAGGCTACCGTCATCAATCAACCGCGTCTCACGGACCGTGTAGGCGATGCTGTTCACAGTAATGCTGTCGCCATATTTGAGGCTACCGAAATCCGAAGCCTGTGCGGTCAGGCTGTAGTCAGTGGTGAGCACCATGTCACCAGCCAATACCTCTGATGGCATATCAAGGATGGCCAAGGCGGTCACGGCACCAGCGGTGCAGGTGACGCCGAAGTCATCAAAGAAGGTGTCGAGCGTTTCGGTGAAAGCCATAGGGAAAGGGCGCCAGGATCACTGACGCCCATAGCGTGAATCAGCCGTACTTCTTGACGCCGTAACCGTTGACCGAGAAGGTGGTGGTGCCGCTGCTGGCGATGGTGCCAACGAAACGGATGTACCGCTTCAGCTCGTCACGGTTCAGGGTGATCACCTGCTTGCTGACGGCCTGTGCCACGGCAGTGAAGCCGCCGCCGGTCACATCAGAGAAGTCGCCAGATGTGGTGGTGTCGCTGTGCTGGATCTTGCCGGTCATGGTGCCGGACGCAGCAGCAGCGCCGGAATCCAGGATCACCTGGATGTCGCCATCGAAGTCCTTAAGGTCTGCGATGTTGGTGGTAGCACCAGTGAAGG